ATTATCAGAATTGTCCCCTAATAAAGCTTTAACTATATTATAATTCTGAGGAAGTACTCCTATTTCTTCTTTTATATTATCAATAGTAAAAGTCTTCTTCTTAACTGGTGCATATACTTCTATGTTAGAATTAATAAGCTGTAAGAAATCCTTATCAGAAGAAACTATTGTAACTTTTTTACCGGCTGAGGATGCTCTTTTAGCTAAGTATGCTATAATATCATCAGCTTCTAGCTTTTCTATACCTATTTGCTGTAATGGTAGGCATTCTAAATAATCTTGCGTTCTATAAAGTTGTCCGATTAGTGCTTCTTGCTCTTCTTCTCTAGTATCATATAATCCCCAGTGAGTTATTCGAGCGGTAGCTCTCTGTGCTTTATAATTTGGATCGATATTTTTTCTATTTCCGGAACCGCCTTTACCGTCCCACACAACAATGACCCTTGTCGGGTCAAAGATGCGGGTTACGTACCCTAACGAGCGAAGGAAACCCACCAGGCCGCCAACATGGGTACCTGATGGATTCATCGCTTTGAGCAACGAGAACGACCTGATTAAGGTGTTCATCGCATCAATGATCAAGATGTGATCATTTACAGCTCGGGGTGGGGTCTCCTTTAAATTCTTTAAAATATCATCGTATGCCATTAATCGAGTAGATTAGGAGTTATAGTATCTTCTTCTAAATCTCCTTCCTCAATCAAGTCAAAATCTAAACTACCTACAAGTTTTAACCAGTGGTCTTTATGTTCGTCTTTATATTTATCGATAGCTCTTTTATCATCAGGTAAGAATCCATGTGAAGTCATCACCACTCTTCCTCTAGACTGAACGCCTCCTATGTGGTTCTTCTCTATCTGAACGTTTGTTCTTTTAGCAAACTCTACTTGCATACCGTTTTTGATAGCTTTAATCTTTGATGTACCAGGATTAGTTATATTACCAAAAGTAACTACTAACGTTGCATCATACCACATAGACATTCCACCTTTATTTTGAAGCTTAGGTTGACCCATCGGTGATTCAGGTTTCATAGTCCATACTTTATTAATAGCAACTAATGTATTAGTATAGGGTGAATTTTCTTTCCTAGATAATAAAATTTTCTGATTAAGATTATTTCCAAACTGAGTAGACATCGCACCTGCATTCCACTCGTTATTGTTCTTATTAGAACGTACTGATAGATCACATGGTACAGAGCCGATACTGTCCCAGAAGAAACACATATCGAAAGGTAGATTACCTTTAGCTTGTTCGTCCATAAGATCAGCAATATAAACTGCTACATCCTCGATAGTATTTAACTGTCCTCTATCAGCATATAAGAAATGTCCTTCATAATCAGTTACTACTCCGTTATCATCTTTAACTTCCTGAAATTGTAATCCCATCTCCTTAGCATGTTCCCAAGACCATTTCATCTCTGTAATAATGAAGACAGGGAGAACGCCCATTTTTTGAGCATTCACCGCAGCTTCTAATAGGGCAGTTGTTTTGCCCGTATCACTATGTCCTCTTAATAGAGTGATATGTCCGGTAGGTATACCGGGGAGGGAAGTAATATCTTGAAAGGCTTTTGATAGCGGGATCCAGCCTTGTTCTTTAAACTTGACTGATGCATTCGAGTAACCTTTCTTCTTTTTAAAGTTGCTAAGGTTAAAAGATTTACGTATTGCAGCAGTTGCTTTTTCTTGTACTTCTTTTTTCTTAGCCATTATTCGTTAAATAAATCATCAAACTTAGAAACAGTATCCTTATTACCTTCAGTAGCAGTTTCTAACGTAAAGTCAGTTTTTACCGGAGCAGGTGTTTCTTCAGCAGCTGGTGCATCATCTCCTGAACCTGGGTTGAGGTAGTTTTGTAGCTGTTTTTTAACAAAGTCGTAATCGTACTCAGTATGTACTTCTGTAGGATTAGGCTGTTCTTTCAGCCATTTATCTACTGAATCGTTATTATCAGATAAAGGTGTTTGTTTAGGTTTGATTCTAACAGTAGTTTCAGGGTAAGGATTACCTTGTACTTGTTCTACAACCATATCCCATCCATTTATAACATCAGTAAAGTCTCCGATATCCTCATCTTCTGCTAAAGCAAGTAATGCTTTGTAGATAGTCACACCAAAGCCCCATAGTCTAACTCCTTTGTCTTCTTCTCCTCTAACTACTACAGGAGCAAAGATTCTAGTTTTAGGGTTAAGTTTACCTGATAGAGACCAGTTGTCTTTATCGTTAGTTTTTCTTAACTCTTTTACAAATTCTTCGATAGGGTCTTGTTTACCGAAGTTTGATAAAGCAACCATAGGGTATTTTCCAACACCGTAGTGAAACTTTAACTCTTTAAATGGAAAAGCTGGATCATAAGCAGAAGGAACGATTCTAATCGTTTGCTTACCAAGTTCAGGTTTCCAAAAAATTGTTGAATAGTCAGTCTTTTCTCTTTGCTGACCGTTGTTGTTTAAGGCATCTAGCTTAGCCTTAATAGCATTTAAATCCATATATAACTAATTTTAATAAAACGTTTAATATAAAGATAAGAATAACTTATTGATTATCCAACTCTATAATACGAAAAAGTTTAGTATTTACTCTTTTTAATTCTGGTCCTTTAGTGAGTAGTATACAATTTCTGTAATCTGACCAGTTTACTCTATAGGAAGTATCTAATTCACCTTCATTTAACTCTTTAATGAGAGTATTTAGTGCATTAATAGTATAGAGAGTGTTTGATTCTTTTTTTCTATGAACAAGAATAGTATTGTCTAAAAACTGACCGACATTTCCAAAATCAACATTATACGTACAGATGTATTCATCTTGACTTTTAGAATACAGTACGAAAATTTTGTTGTATATAATTTTGTACCTTGTTTGAATCTCTTGTAAAATCTTATCTAGAGTATCTTGAGTTGCGAAGGTACAGAAAAGCTTATTGCTCATATCTTCATTAAAGTAAATAGGTTCAATATCGTAATCGAACCTCAGGCTTGTAACATATTCGTTCATTAATAAATATCTCTCGTTAATCTAAAACTAAACTCTCAGAAAATTTGAATTTAGTCGGGTATTTCCCATTTTCTTGCATTATTTTTTTTATCTCTTCTAAAGCTTGTTTCCCATCCTCTTTACTGAAATCGAATAGTATTGCATCATAAGTGTAAAGAACTACTTTAGTTTTTTTATCTTTTAAGTATCTTAGCACTTCTTTTAATATAAGAATATTTCTTGAAGTCTCTAACGATTGCATTATATAGTTCATTAATTTTTTAGGATTCATGTCTCGTAACTCTCCGGTAAATGGTTTTCCACTAATTGGAGCCAAGACTTTTCCGTCATTTTTATATCGTCCCCAAAGCTCGTTGATAAATCTATCAATTTTTGTAAAGATTTCAAGGTGAGCCCATTTCTCTGGTATTTTACCATAAATTGCGTGAAAGTTAATTTGCTTTGCCTGATCATATTCTTCTTCAGTTATTTCTTCTTTATTAAAGTACTGTTTTGCTAATTGCTTATGAGCTGATGCGTCGGTAAGTCTGTAACCAATTTGCTCACAAAGTAAGCGCAGATGATAACCGTCAAAATCAAACTCAACAAAGTAATCACCGGTCGGACGGAAACATTTCCTATGTTGTTCGCTCTTAGGAATAGCAGCGAAGTTAACAGAATTAAAAGCATTAGTAGGTCTAGATGTAGCATTGTATAAATTGTAAGATGAGTAAGTAATATTATTTTTTATATTATATAGAGGGTCTTTAGGGCTAAACATTTTATTAAATGCTTCATAATTTATTCCTAGACCTGATTGTTCTATTAAGTAAAACACATTAGTTGCAGTATTATTATAAAAATCAAAACCTGAAGGAGTGGGTAGATTTAAATACTGTTTAACTGATTCAAAGCATTTTTCACAAGACTCATATAACTTTGTAATAGGAATTAGCTTATTTATCTGTTGGAAGTTTGCAAATTTACTATAAAAATAATTTAACGTAGAAGTTTCTTTAGATATATCTAACCTATCGTAATAAGTCATAGAGTATAGTAAAGATAAATCTGTAGCTTGCTGTAAATTAAAATGATAGAGCAGATCTTTTTTGTTTAATGTATAAAGTGTAGTAAATTTAGATAAAACGTCTCTAACACGGTCTTTTGATAGATTAATACATTCATCATGATCTATAGGAAGTATAAATCCATGCTTACTATTGACTGGTCGTAAGTATACAGCAACGGTAGTGTTAAGTTTTGGATGTAAGTTATTATTAGAACTAATAATATCAACGTATCCACCTAGTCTTCCTAGCTTTTCTAACTTATCTAATTGAATTTCTGTCTCTACTATGTAAAACACTTATATAACCTTTATTGTTAATATAAGATAAATATTTTATTCTACAAACTCCGAATAATTTTTTATAAAGTTAGAGATACCTGGTAATTGAGATTCTAGACCTTTAGTGTTGTGCCTGTTTGTATGATCTGCTCCAAAATAAGTATATCCGTTTATGGTAACATTTTCAGCAGGTCCTTGTATTTTCCATTTTAACTCAGCTGTTTTATAACTACCGGTTTTTTTAAATCCAAGGTATTTTTGTTTTTTTACCTCTATAATTTTTTGAGTAGCTGCTTTTTGTACAAAATACCTAGTCCAAAAGCCATCTATGATGATTGCTCTATCTGGTGATGCACTTTCTTCTATAAATAAAAGTTCTATACTTTTTTCAGGGCTTAACACCGGTAGTAACTTTTTAGAATTTTTATTATATTCTTTACCAGTAAAATAATCATTTTTGAATGTTACTATGTACCAGCCTACATAGTCCTTACCTAGTAAAGTAAATTCTTTACCGGGAGTATGTTTAGGTGCACTATATTTAGATCTTGGTAATGCCATTAAGTAATAATTAATTGAGTTCCAATATCGGTAAACCATTGATTATTACTTACTTTATGGTCTATACCGGTAATAAGGAATGCTGTTCTTCCTCTGTATCTTTCTGGTAGGAAAAATTCATTTATTTTAAATGCTTGTCCAATTTTCATTCCACTTATACCTTTTATAGTAAAAGAAAGTTCAAAGGGAATAAGACCAGGTGCATTTATATTTCTACTTTCTGTTAATTCTTTTACAAAATCTTGCATTAAAGATTTATGTTCCTCTGTTTTATCTAAAAACTCTTGTTGAGGTATAGAAATTAAGACAGGATTTTCTTTAGTACTTACAGAGGCAACAAAAGCAGCCCATTTGCTTTTATCTTTTTCAGAAACTTTAAATGGAACATCTTTTGGTTCTTTTTCAGTTGTACCGGTAGTTTTGGTTGTTAAGTGTCTATCAACTAATCCAAGATTCCATTTTTGTACATTTAATACTTCTGTATCTGAGGTGTCATTTCCGTTAGCTTGTGCTGCTATGGCAATCATAGTAGTAAGATTTCCTGAAATTTTTGATTCTACTTTCAGTTCAGTTACTTCAGACCCTAAACCGACTGTATCTATATAAGATAAAGGCTGTCCTGTTTTATCGTTTTTTTTAAAAAAGTCTTCAGAAGGTATAACGTTTCTATCTACTACATAATATATTGATTCATCTTCATCGTAGTGAATAGCAAATTCATTTATTTCTCCTAAATTATCTTGAATACCTTTCAATATTTTGTTTACTACATCAAATACAGTATCCCCTTTTTTTTCTTTAACTTCTTTATAAATTCCTAATATGTAATCTACATTTACAAATATACTTAATATTTCACCCTCTACTGTATTAGAAACCTGTGTTGCTATACCGTAGTTGTATTCACTTCCTTTACCAGGAATAATACATACATAAGGATCTAAAGCGGCATGTTCAGGGAATGTTGTATAAGCAGGACTCTTCTCTGTACCGGTAAAAAAACTAACTAAATTTTTTCCGTCTGGTCCTTTTAATAAACCAGCTGTATTGATAGTGTTAAGAAAGTCTCTTAAGGTAATAAACTTAAAACTATTGCTTGTATCAAAGCTTGTATTTCCGGTAAAGTTTCCAACAATTATATCTGAGCCTAGAAACACTTCTATGTATTTTTCTGTTAATTGATTCAAAAAAGTAGTTTTAACTTCGTCTTGTATAGTGCCAAGATCTACCTGTTCTTCTTGGTATGTAGAAGCTCCGGCAGAATTTTTTAACAAAGTCAATATTGTTTCGACTTCAGATGCTTTTTCTTTATTGCTGTAATTTTCTTTTAATTCATTTTCAGTAGAAGTAGTGTATAAAGCCCCAATTGAAGATATTACTTCACCTTTTGAAATAACATCTACTTGACATTCGTAACTTATACCATTAAAACTCCAAGTAAAATTTTTAATAAACCCATATAAAAAATCATAGTTAAAAGAATTTTGAGATCTTATATCTAATAGTTCTCTTCTTAATTCAAGTTCATTTTTTTTATTTAAAAATTTATTTTCATCATAGTATGTAGTAGTATTTACAAATTCTCCCCTGTTATCTACATATGCAGAATGTCCCCATTCCATAAGCACAGTAAAACCAGGTCTTAAGTACAGCTTTTCTAATATGTCAAATTCTTCAGTTGAATGTACTGTAAAGTTAAAAGCACCTGCTCTTAAAGTACCATAAGTACCTTGTGAGGTTACTTGAAAAGATGTAATACCTGGCATAGGAATAATACCTTGAGTAGCAGAATCTGTGTAGGAAGAGTTGCTTGCAAACTCACCATTTTCCCTTATAAATCCTTCTTTTCTACCATCGAGTGTATATGTACCGCCAAAAAGTTGATAATTACCTGCTTTAGTGTTAGCGAATTCTCCTTTAACATCTGGGGTTTTAAAATTAAAGTTATCATCTATATCAACAGCAGAAGTTACTTTGCACCAACCAGTAGTTGAAAGAAGATACGATAAATCTTCTAATGATCTTTCGTTTCTCTTCATAAGAACATTTTGTCTCTGGTTAAGTTGGGTTGATACGCCTTCACTTAACGGACCGCCAATAACTCCATTTTTCTTAAAAGATAACGACATTATCTATTTTGATTTATCTGATTATAAAGTATAATAGCTTGTTGTTTATTTCCTGGGATTCTGATCTGCATTCCAGGTTCAGTCACTAAAGAAGCTTTAGTCATATTATTAGCCGAAGCAATAATCCACCATAGCTTAGAATCACCATAAAATTTTAAAGCTAAAGTATCGTATCTATCCCCAGTTGTACTAATAATATAAAAATCGTCTATAGATTTTGGTATAGAAGGGTATATGGGGTTGCTTTTATATCTTCTACCTTTTTCTGTTTTTAAATTAACTATATTACTATACCTATCCATACGTTATTCGTTATTTTATACTTTTGTTACTTCTTCAGATCCAAACTTTGAACCCCCAACATAAGGTAGTAACCCGGTTTGCGGTGTGAAAGTATGTATTGGTGTAAAGCTTAATTGAACTTCTAATACATGAGGTACCTGCTCTCCTTTATTTATTTCAAAAGGATAATTATTATTCCAATTTAAACTAATAGAAGAAACAAAACCAGGTTGATCTAAAATTAAATCTCCTATTGTCATTTTTACTATTGATCCTCTCATTAAGTTATTATCTGAATATTTAGGAGCAGTAGTAGAGGTTAAAAAATTTAACTTACGGTACACAGGTAGAAGTTCAGCTTTAGAGGCTACTGCGGTTTTAAAGCTAACACTTAATTCTCTGCCAAATCCGTTATATGAATAGAATTTTTCACCTCTTCCTATATACTGATATTCATTCCAGTTACTACTATAAGAATCAGCAATAGAATCAATATAGGCTCTAAAATGTAAAAAAGTAGACTTTTTTTCTCCTGGTTCTATCACTTCAAAAAGGAATTTTATTAAGTCTTGATCTTCTTTTTGGTCGACTTCACTATAGAAATCCATCATATTGACCTTATCTTGTCCTAAGTCTTCTCCGGACAGGACTCTTACTTTATTTGGTTCATTATAATCATACTTTACTTTTACACTACCTGGATCACCAAAATTACTAATCGCAGGCTGTATTTTATTAAAGTCGCTATTACGTGTACCGAAAGGTTTTCCTTTCACAAAATGCGTTCCGGTTCCATTTAAACCTGCCTGTAACAGAGTGGAACCTAATGTACCTACCGTATCTAATAAAGCATCGCCAATATTACTATCAGCTAGAGCGCTTACCTTATCTTTAATACTTCCTTGTACTGTGTATGACATAGCAACAGCACTATTAAGATTTGTATTATTTGCAAGTAATCCAAGTCCTTCTGGTCTACCAAATAATTTAGTCAGTCTTGTCACATCGTCAGCTCTTCTTTCAACAGCATTTCTTTGATCAGGACTTTTTCTAGTAGATGGTTCGATAGGTATGTCTCGGGTTACTAGAGGAGGGTTACCAGGATGTCCTGAACCCATAGTGCTTTTAAACTTAAGTTTGTTAAGTTGAGTTTTACCTTCGTTATAGTCTCTTATTATACTCATTATTGATTTATTGCGTTCATAGCTAATACGCTATTTACTTTTCTACTATCGATGTATACGTTATTGCTATTTTTTACTTCAGCAATTAATTCATCTATTTTGGAATAAAAATCTTTTAGAGGAATTACTGCTTCTGCTCCGGCTTCTCCAATTAATGCTCTAGTAGGTCGCTGTACTATACCACCGGAAGCTAATTGAGGATCTTCTGGCGGAATGGTAGTTGTAGCTGTGCCTGCAAGTTTAAGATCACGTGCTGCTATACCTGCATCAGCGGCTAAGGATAAAGCAGTACCTACTCCAGGTGCTAATAAATCTAAGAGACCTAAAGCTCCAGAACCTGCTTCCATAGCTGCTCCTTTAAAATCTCCTTTAATTGCTCTATCTATAGCAAATCCTAATCCCATAAGAGATCCTAATATCGGAACACGCTTTAAAAGACTTTTACCTGCTAATTTTCCTCCTGTTTTCGTTAAATTTTTTGCTCCTGTTTTTACTACAGTCTCTGCTCCTTCTTTAGCAACTGCTTTTCCAAAACCAAAGAATCCTTTAACTTTTTTAATACCTCCTACAATTTTGGTAAAAGTCTTACCCATGAACCTAAATAGTTTAAAAAGTTTTCCTCCTATAGCTACACCTGCAATTCCTAAGAAAGAATTTTTTACTAATTCAGCATTTTTTGATGCCCATTCAAGAGCTGGGTTAACATACTTCTCAAGCAAAGGTACTATATGTTCTGCTAAAAGCCCGGCTACTTTTTCCATAGCTTGAGTAAACTTTTCTTGAGTAGTTTCTTGTAAAAGAGCCTGTTGGTAAGATTCTTCTCCTAATTGTTTTTTAAGCTGCATGTGAGCTTCTTCATCTGAAAAGCCTTGGGATTTAAGTAGTCTAAGTTTTTGTTCAAAATTAGCGTTAGCGTAAGTATCTTTAGCTTGTAATTTAGCTAAATCAGCATCTCTTCTTCGAATATTAAATGACTTAGAAACATCTTCTACTGTCATTCCCATTGCTTTTGCAATTGCTTGTCTTTGAAGAACATTCATATTTAAAAATTCTTCCTCCGATCCTAGCTGTTTGACAATTTCTTCTCCTACACCTGCAAGATCACCTTTCAAAGCTAATTCTCTAGCTTTCTGTAAATTAAGCTGTTTACCGGTAAGAAGTTCGGCTTCCAGTTCTGCTTGAATAGATGATTGAAAGTCTAATAAACCACCAGAAGCACTCTCTAATCCACTAAAGGATAGTCCTAATTTTCTGGTTTCAAATGCTGCTGAAGCAATTCCACCTTTAAATTTACCGATTGTTAATCGAGTAGTTTCAGAAGCAGATCCGATCGATTCTACAACATCTAAAAAGTTATACGCACCTCCAGTAAGTCCGTTTTGTAATTTAACTGTACCTGCAATTTCTTGAGTAAACTCTTGAAGTTCCATTCCAGCTAAAGAAGCTGCATCGAATAAAGCTGCAGTATTCTCTGCAGAAATACCCATTCTTTTTTGAAGTACAGCTGCATTTTCGGTAAGCTTAGCTCCTATATTAGCTGATGTTCCCAATGCTTTTTGGAATGCTATAGTTGATTCTAATGTATCTTTGAATCCTAATCCGGTAGACCTTACATTAGCTTCCATTCTAGTAGCTTCGGCTGTTGATACACCAAGTGCTCTAGATAGACCTACAACACGGTCTTGCATACTAGCAGCACCAGTAACCGCCATTGCTATTACTCCTTTAAGTCCAAAATCAGTAAGTTCTAGTAATCCTTTTCCAAATGCCTTCGCAAAATTATCTCCTTCTGCAAATGCATCCCTTGCAGCTTTAGCAGCATTTTTAAATTCAGGAAATAATTTATTTATAACCGGTATGTCCTGGACAAAATCAGACATGGTATCAAACATTTTTGCTACGTTATCCAGTCCACTGTAAGTTTTAGTTAATTTACGTGCCTCTTTTACTAAATCTCTAGATGTATCTAAAGTATCTTTAAGTATTTTAGCTTGCTTTGCAGCTTCTGCAGTTTCCTCTTTTAGTAGTTCAGCAATTTGCGTTTCTAAGGTATTTTGTCTACCTTTTATAACCTTAATTTTGTCTTCTAACTCTTTTCTTTTCCCTCTAGTTTTAAGATCGTTAACTGATAATACAGCTAGTTGAGTAGCAACATTTAGATTATCTTTTTGTGCTACATTATAAGCCGTATTATCACCTAGGCGAGTCTGTTCTGCTTCAGATAATTCTTTAAAAGCTTGCTGTTGCTGCTTCAAGATATCAACATACATAGCACCTTGCCTGTTGATTTCGGTAATCTGGTCTAGTCGTTTTTTGCTTACTTCGTCTGCCATAAATGAAAAGTATACTTATAAATAGGAAAAGCCTCTATTTTGTTGAGGCTTTTGTAGAGTATGAAGGAGAAATATCAGGGCCTTTAAGACTAAATTCTTTTTTATTAGGGTTAGCCTTTTGTTTGCCTAATTCATCGTAGTATTCTTTAATTGTATGGTATGTAAAATTTCTTAACCATATCGGCATATTGTAGACTGTATACCAATCGTAGCCGCCGTTACCGTTAAAAACTATTTGATGTATAGTATCAAAAACTACTTTCCTATAATTAGAGGTCAGGCCAAAAAAAGTTGAGCCCAATGGGCATCGATACTTCCTCCTCTCTACCTTCAGAATCTTCGTATTTAAATACTAAATTCAGATCAGGATTTACTTCCATATATGCTTTTCTTAATTCTCTAGCATCTTGAGCTAGAAGATAATTATCAACAAATGCTCTTATATCTTTCTGTTCTGAAGAGCCATTAATAGAAGTAATCATATGTTTCAACCTAGTTGTTACATCTGGTTGAGCAGTTTTATTAATTTTTTGTAGTCCTTTAATTTCTCTATCTATAGATTCTTCATCTTTTTGAGTTAGAAGTTTAAAAGTTAGACTGTTGCCGCTTTTTGGCAATGTGAAACTAAATTCGTTTTTTCTATCTTTAAATTTAGATAGATCAACTTCTTTTTCTTTTATTTTAGATAGATCAATTTTAATTTCTTCGTCATTATAATTGACTGAGTAGTCTTTTCCGTATGATAAGATTCTTGCAGCTAGCATTATAGCATTTTTATCTCCTATCAGTAAGTCATTAAACTTAATGCTTTTATCGACAATAAGAGACTGTAAAAGTTTATTTATTGCGGTACCTTGTTTAATGTAGTTTGTGTTAGTAAGTATATCCTCTTCTTTAGCTGTCATATACTTCATTTCTATAGTACCTGATGCTAGAGGGGAATCTTCTGGGTATAGTAACCCTTTTGATGGTAATTCTACCGTTTCGGTAGGGATGTTAAATTCTGCCATAGATTTTATTATTAAAACTCTTTACTATAAATATACGAATAATTAATTTTAAAACAAAAAAAAACCCGGATAAACCGGGCTTCTTTCGATATTTTGGCAATATTAGAAGTTTAATACACAGTAGTCCATTGCCACTGTAATTGATAGATCAATAGCTTCCGAAGAAGACCAGTCTAAAGATCCTTGATCCATATTAATAATGAATGCTCCTTTAATAACCCATTCAGATACGATATCTCCAACAGGTCCTAGTATATTAAGTGTTAAATCTTTCTTATATAAATCAGAGTATCCAGCTCTACCAGTTACTGATTCGTAAGATATACGTGCCCAGTCCATTACTGCTTGAGCACCGGAAGGTGTGATTGGGTCATATAAAGTCATATCCATATCTCCCCATTCTCTCTTTCCTCTAATTTTTCTATAAGTGTTGATATGATCAAGTTTAATTGACTCATCAGTAAAGTTTGGAGCTGAAACGTTCTTTACCATGAAAGAAGGAATACCGTCTGCATATAGTACAAATCTGTTTTGTACCTTAGGCTCGAAAGCTCTAAACATTATTTCATTTGGATCTAATGTTGCCATGTTTTATTATTGCTTTATTATAAATATCAAATTTTTTAATTATGCGTCGAAAGTAGCTCCTGTTGGTTCTACTACGAAGTCTAATACGATAAACTCTGCAGTTCTAGCTGGTTGGATAAATATCTGACCAACTAATTGATTTCTATCAACTACGTCTGCAGTGTTGTT